TTAAACCGCTCGCCGCGTCGCCGACTTGGCCGCCAGCTCGATCTGGTCAAATGACTTCTCTCGCCAGTCCTCCCGCTCCCAGGCTCGGCGGAGCTGGGCGATCATCATGGCCAGGAGGCCTCGGGTCCGGCGTTGCTCGTCTGTGAGCTGATCCATATTACTACCTACTGTATCGTCGCAAACGACTGCGGCATTTGGGTTGATCTACCGATCATCGCCGGGGCATGGTGGCCCTTGGAACTATGCTTGACCAGTATCTGGATGACGCCTGACGGACACAGAGGAAGCGCGTCCGGGGTATTGTCATGAACCCCACCCGAAACCGCCGGTAGATATCCGTACATATAATAGACTGTTGGAGTTGTTACGGCGCTTGCCAATGTGAGCCGGATAGTGTTCGCGGCAATGCGAACGGCGGATAAAACCGAAACAGGCGTAGTGCCATCAAATACTGAAAATCCAGTGATCCCCGTTGTCGGAGTGAAGTCCGTTCCGCCATCATGTGTCAGAATAATGTCATATATCGTATCAGATACTTTGAGCCCGCTGGAGATTCGCGGGCCATATCCATAGGATTTTACCCCAAGACGACGAAGTATTGCTAATGCAAGCCTGTTTGCAATAGTGGCATAGCTCGCAGTTTGATAGTGGACGCCATTCATCGGCAAATCCCAACCACAACAAGCAAAGTAATTATTGGGGTCGGATAGAGCCTGGATTTGAGCCAGGCGGATGTTTTCCCATTTTACATTATCCAAGCCCGCTTCCGTATCCACACCCAGTGGCTGGATATGAATGGGATGGGCAGCATCGTTTGCATATGTCCGGAATCGTCCAAACAGAGTAGAAAGACCTGTATAGTAGTCAGCCGTGGAGACTGTAGGGGTCACTTTGGCCTCGGTCTCGCCCTGGCTCCAAAATGTGCATTCAATTCTCCCGCCAATGGCAAGTATTGCTTGGTAGTATTTGTTCGCCAAACTTGATGTTCCAGTATCCAACCACCCCCCAGCCGCAAGTAGCGCCGTCCCAGAAACGGCATTGCGCAGGAGGAGCACAGGAATACCAAGCTCTGAAATCAATTTGTTACCGAGAGAACTTGCACCGTTTCCGGTTACCGAAATAACGCCAGTGTTATCGAATCCTCTTAACAGTGGGCTTGCCGTGCCTCCTACAACATCAAAATAATTACTTGCATTACTCTGTCCAGTAATTCCAATGATTATACCAATTCCAAAATTCTTTAATCCATTGGAATATACTGATGTGTTGTTTGAAAATCTTACATTGATTTTATACCACCCACCATTAGCCACGGCCTGGAGAGTCCCAGTATAAAACCCGTTTGCAATCGTAGGCGAAGACAACGGAGTCCAATCTTTTACAACAGAACTATCCGAGGAGTTTATGATTTGCGCTTCGATTCCTGTCGGCGAGCCCTCATACGTACCTCGGATAAACAAACCAGACGCACTAGACGATGAGTCACGTTGTATGACTTGATAATCAAAATTATAGTCGGTGAGTTCGATGGAATCAGGCGAGCTGATATCTTTTGCTAGAAAATTATCGAGTTGAATATCCGTCAGGTACGTCCCCGCACCCGGCATGATACAGGGGTACCCCGCCGAAACAATCCGACTCGCACTGGTGTCCAGCCACTGTACTACTTGGACACCATCAAGACAAAGCGTGACCGTTACTGTCGTTCCACCACCAGCTACTGTCAATTTAGCATGGACAGTAGCCCCAGGGATCGCCGCCCTGGTAAACGTTGCTCCGACAGTGGCCGATCCGGCAATGTACCTTTTGATCGACCATATACCGGTAGCGCCGGCCCACTCTGCGAAGTATCCAGTAAACGCAGCAGGGTCGAGACGTACACCGATCCGTGGCGATCCTGACGCTGTACACACCACGAAATCGGATTCCGCGCTGTAGTCTGTCCCGGAGGGAGCTACCGACGGGTAACCGATGCCGCCACCACCAACGGCTGTAGCCCTATTCCAGTAGACCGACCCCAAGTTGCTATATGCGGGATGCTTGACCCACGTCGCTCCGTTGTCTGCGATGCGGCCGGCTAATGTCGTGGCGGTCGCGGCAGTGAACGAATCCTTGATGAGGATGGCCATAACCCACCAATCATTTAGTTAAGCAGCAGGATTTCAAGGGTGTCTGCCGCCGAGCCCTTGGCGTAAAACAGCACCTGGCCCTCGAATCCGACGCAATTGCAGGCCAGGGGGGTGTCGAGGGTCATGTACGCGGTTGGTGCGGCCGAATCGGCGCAATACCAGGTATTGCCCGCCCGGGATTTGGCGATGAACGCCTTGCACCCGAGCCCGGCCGGGACGGCCACGGCGGTATAGGCGGCCGACGTGATGTCCACGGCACACACGTTGATCACCGACCCGGCTTGGATGGGGTTGCCGTTCCGGTCCACGGGTAACAACTTGGCGTTCATATTTCCCCCCCCTCGTAGGTTGTCGAAACTGCCTCAATGGCAGTCAACGCGGCGTCGTTGGTCATCGTGCCGGCGGCCACCGCCGCCTGGATCGCGGCCAGCTCGGCGTCCCGGGCGGCCTGCCAGTCGAAGGCGGCGGTCATGTGCGCCTCGCCGGCAGACCTGACTGAGGCAAAAAGCTCGGCATTCATCGTGACCCAGATCCCTGGCGAGGCTTTCCAATGCGGGTTTGAATAAGAGGGGTCCGAGGCCAGTTCCATGGCAAATTCGAGATAGGCCAGCCGGGCCCCCTGGTCGCTGTCGAACAGCACGCCATCCACCAGAAATCCCGCATCCCGGACGCGGAATTTCTCGGCCTGTACGATCTCGCGCCGGGCGGCAATGACCGCCGCGAGATCGACCGACCAGGCCCCATTGACCCAGATCGGATGCGCCGGCGGCACCTGATCGGTGTACCCGGCCGGTATCGGGCCCAGGGCGACCATGGTCATCGCCTCGGCCGTGGCCGTGGCGTAGATCGTCCGGCCCCGGTGATCCTCCACCAGGGACCAGGCTCCGGCGGCCTCGTCCCATACAACGGCATGCCCCTCGGGGACGGCAGGGGGCGCCACGGTCACGGCCCGGGCCGGGATGAGATAGACGCCGGGCTCCAGCGGCGATTCCCGGGCGAGCGCTTCTCCAACATACACTCCGGCGGCATTTGTCTGGTACACGGTCATCCCATCCATATTAACCTCTGAAAAGCAGCTTAGTATTTGATACACGGAAGAAGGGCGACGTTGCGGGGGCGTGTTTCTGTGCCGCTGCCAGACGTCGCGCCGCCTGTATTAAAGGTCCCCTGGGACGCCCCCGTGCCATAGTACAAATTGTTTACCGCCTGAGACCCAGGTGTGTTATAGCAGAACGTATTGGAGGCGTGGACGTGCTGTTCGAATGCGTCCTCCTGAGAAGATCCGAACGCGCGCCCCGCATCCACGCCTCGGGTGCGGTCCCAGCCCCGAATAAACTCCGCCCGGAGTTCTGGGATGTTGTAGGTGGTCACCCCGTCGCCGACGCCGAACGTCGTGCCAATGACCGCGAACAGCCCCCCATAGGTGGTGCGGGAGATGGCCGCCCCGTTGCACTCAAGAAACCCCGCCGGCGGCGTGGTGGCAGCGAAATAGCCAACCCAGCCCGTGGGAACCAGCGCCAGCGGGTCAGGGCCCCCGGGGGCATGCTGCGCGGCGTGGATGGCAGGGGCCGCACCAATGGCGGCCGGGACATTATACCATGACACGGAATCGGGTCGCTCGGAATGATACGTCCAGGCGGAGGCGGCATCCACCCTGGCCATGCCGACCAGTGTCCGGGACGCATCATCGGACCGGACACACACGCCGTTGCGCGGGTCCTGGACATACCCCGTGGCCGAGGCCTCCAGGCCCATGGCGCCGCCCGACATGGCGAGATAGATGTAATAGTCTCCCGCTTCCAGGCCGGCCGGGGCCAGAGAGACCCCGGCGACAGGGATCTCCTGGACCGCGTTGTTGAGGATGGCCCGGTAGCCGTTGCGGCGGGACAGCACCAGGTTCCCGCCGTTGATCGCCAGGACGCATTCGCACGGCAACGTGACCACGTTCGCCGCCACCCACTGGAAATAGTCGTTGACGCTCTCCAGGGCCGCCGTGAAATCCGCCCACCACTGCGCCAGCGTCTCCTCCCAGGTCGAGTTGGGGTTGATACGGCTCGGGAATGGGGGGAACGGCAGGATCACCGGTGCGCTCATACGGAACCTCCGATCGAAATGTCATATGTATCCTGGCCATTCCGGCGATACTGCCCGAAATCGGTAGGCCATCCCATGGTGATCAGCGCCGGCTCGGCATCATTGGGATCATCCACGTTCTCAACAATCCAAACGACCAGTTTCGCCCTGATCGACTTGACCAAGGCGTTCACCTCACTAAACGATACCTTGGCCGTGTTGACAGAAAACTTATGGATATCACTACACTTTCCCGGAACAAGTGTCGTTCTCCCGATTTCATCTGTATTGTACTGCGAAAAATCCTTGAACGCGACCTGCACCTCGGTTTTCGTCTCTCCGAGATGATACATGGTGCCCATCCGAAAAACACTCAATTCCGCATAACTGAATGTGTTGATCACTTCGATATGTAAAATTGTATTAACTCCAACCGGAAACTTGAAAAATACGTTTTGCTTGAATTCTGGAGGGGAAAAAAAGAAATCATATAGTGTGTCAACATATTTATATGTCGCTATTTCCGTACTCCAGACAATCTCACCTAAACCGTCTATCAACGACGCGCGGACATTTACTGCCGAAAAATTGAGCAGAGCGGCGCTATCACATCCAGAAGCATTGAAGTTATATATGATGCTTCCTGTGTTCTTGCTTTTCGTGTCGAAATAGATATCCAGGGCCGCCCACTGATTGTCCGCCCGCACCATCATCCATGGGTAGGTGCTCTTGATGCTCGCCAAGTAGTCTGGTGGATAATACCCTTTAATTTGATGCTTTATCGTAGCGTCTTTTTCGTCAACCATCTCATCAATCAGACATTTATATATGGTATGAGTCTGAGGAACCCTGACTTCATTTCCTGTGACATATACAGCATCAGGGTTATACTCAGGCGTTGTGTCCGCCTGGATGTTCGTCGATATGAATCGAGCTTCGTTTTCGACCGGGAATATCGCCAGCATATCTACCTCTGCGCCCTCACGAACGCATCGTCATTATCGGTATTGCGCGAGGTCTTGTAGGTATTCGTCTCGATCCGATCGAGCTTGACTCCCATCTCCAGCACGGCATCCACTAGGGCGTCGAAGCTGATCACCGTGGTGCTCCCCTGCGACGGGGCGGACAGCCGACTCAGCGGGCTCACCACCTCCGGCTCATTCCCCTCGCCGAGCAGGGCCACTGTCGGCCCGTAGACCACGGCGCCTCCGGCCAGGGCCACCGAGGGCATCCACGACTTCCAATAATCAAACTGCGATTGCAATGCCGTTATCTGGCCCTGCATGTCGTTGTATTGTTGCATCCATTGCAAGCCGACAATAGCCCCCATGATACTGCCGGACATCATGGCAGCCATGGCATAGTTCATGTATCCAGACGCGGTATCCTTGGCCTGCTGCAACAGGGACGCATAAACCTCGACCTGCGTCTGTTTGTATAACAAATTCGAAATACTCTCGAAATACCCGGACTGTGCGCTTGTTGTGGCTGTCTGCTGGGATTGCAATTTACGCAAATCGTCTATGCGCCACGCCATCTCCTCAATACTGTCGTTGATGGCATCCACCACGGCCGCCTTGCCATCGGTCATGGTGGCGGTCAGGCCGCTCCAATCGGTGATTGATACGCCGTCCGCGATCCGGCTCAGATAATACTGCGCCATGTCTGAATAGGTCAGGTCCGTGCCCGTGATGCCCGAGATGGTTTGCAGGACGGATAGGGCGCTGCCCAATACCGATGCCTGTTGTTGCGTCAATCCGGACAGCTGTATCTGGCCGCTCATGATGCCCTGGAGGAGGTTGTTGCTCCCGCCGATGGACCGGATTTGATCCTCCCCGATCGTGGCGGAGGAGGACACCAGCTGCAATATCCAGGTCGAGAGGCTGGACTCGGCGGACCGGGCCTGGGCCATGTACTCGTCGTCCGACAACCGACTGGCCTTGTACTGGTCATAGGCCGTCAGGATCGCATCGGCATACCGTTCCAGCGACGCGGCCAGATCGACGAACGTAGTGTCAACCGAGGTTTGGGACAGCTCATCCTTTATTTCGGACAGGATATCGACCTGTTGCTGACTCAGGTCGGCAATGACGGACTGGTAATCCTTCTTGGATGTGGCCACGGCCTGGGCGGTGGCGACCTTGTTGCGCAGCGTCCAATACGCGGTATCATACTGCTCCGCCGAGACGCCCCCCGCCTTTATGGATTGCAGGACAGCCGACGCACTCTCGGACAGTTGACTGTAGGCGTCCTTGTCTCCGGCCATGGCCTTCTTATAGAGGGCGTCGAATTCGGTTTGCCTGGATGCCAGGATCAACGCATAATTTGTGTAGTCATCCTGCTGCATCGAGCGGATGACGCCTTGCAGGGAGTTGGCGATGGAGGAGAAGGTGGACTCCGCCGATGACGCGGTCGAGGCCACCTCGGACAGGGCCGCCACCTGATTTTCGACGGACCTGGTCAGTTCGGTGAGAGCGGCATCATATGAGGATGTCGCGTCCACGGTGATGCCCAGCAGATCGTTGACTTTTTTTTGCAACTCGGCCCGCTGGGTCTCGACCAGGTCCGCCTGCTGGGCATAGGTCATGTCGTTTTCCCGGGCTTGGGCCAGCTCCTGCTCGTATCCGGCCAAGGTCTTGGTGATGTCGGCCTCGGTGGCCAGGCCCTGGACCAGCTCGCGTCGGTACTTGAGGTCGCTGTCCCATTTGTCGTCGGCGGCCTGGAGCTTGTCCAGCTCGGTGGCCGTGTCCTGGATCTGTTTGGCATACGAGGCCATCTCCGCCCAGGAGGCCAGCATATCCGGGGACATGGACTGCTGCATGGCAGCATGGTACGCGCCCCAGAATGTCGATATGTCGGATACGTCTATTTTCGCGCTGTCGAAATCGACCAGCACCCCGGAAAAATCCCTCTTGAACTTGGTGATCAGCCGGGACAATTCATCCTGGTAGTAGGCCAGGGCCGACTGTTTTTCCTCTTTCGTGGTTATCGCATACTTGCCATAGGTATCCATGGCGCTGTTGAATGCATCGCTGCCGCCCACGGCGTCCTGGTACAGCTTGGACATCTCGGCCTCGGCCAGGGAGATCAGCTGATCCCGGTACTGCGCGACGTACTGCGCGGCTGATGTAGCCGAATCGGCCAGGGTCTCCAGGGACGCCGTCGCATTGTCCTGCATTTGGGCATAGGTGCCGGTGGCAAAATTCGCGATGGTGGAGAGGAGCATGTCGTCGATGCCGGACAGGCGGGTGAAATCCACGCCCAGGGCCTCGATCCGGCCCTTGACGGTCTTGGCGGCCTCGGCCAGGCCGGTGAAAATCTCGATCGTGTTCTGCATGCCGTCCGAAAAAAACTGGACCGCGCCGGCCAGGTCGCCCAGGGCGCCCTTGCCGTATTGGTCCTGCATGACCCATTGTTGCGTCTTTTGCAGTTCCGATGACACGAGGCCCGTGGCCAAGGAGAAATTGGTGTTGATGCCCTTGACCAGGTCGATGTTGAGCACCTTGGCCGCGTCCCTGACGGACTTGACCAGGTCGCGGAACGCCTTCTGGACCTCGTTGATATCCTGGGGCTGGATGGTCTTGGACCTGACGGACCCGTCGCTGCGGTACTCCATGGGGATGGCCATGGCCGTTCCGTCGGCATAGACGGAGGCCGTTCCCTCGTAGAGCGCATGCACAGGCTGCTTCTTTTTCTTCTCATCCCCCCCGAAGAGCGAGGCGACGCCCCCCAACAGCGTGAGTACCCCCCCGACGATATTCAGCCCCGGGATCAGCGACACGACGGACCCGACGGCCATGAGGCCGGACCCGATGGCCCCCATGACGTTGCCCTGGGCGGCGCTGCCGATCACGCCCGTGATCCCGCTGGCAACGCCGCCCAGGGCGCCGAGCCCCTTTTGCCAGTCGAAGCCGGCGGAGGACGTCCCGGACGACGCGGACGACGCGGACATGTTGGGAAAAACGCTCCCCCCCGACCACTTGCGCCACCACCCCACGTCGTCGCCGGCAGTCAGCGGGGAGACATACTTGTCCCAGGTCCCGGTGCTCCAGTTGTAGCCCTGGAGCGCCGTCTGCAACCCCTCGGAGATCGACGGCACCGTCCCCTGGCCGGCCGCCCAGGGCGCGATTCCCCCGGCCCAGTCGGTTCCGGGATTGCGCAGCTGGCCGTCCTGGCCGGGCAGCTGCACCCGGCCGCCCCCCATGAGCACTTCGGCGACGATCTGCCCGGCCGCCGTGCCGGCCTCGACGCCGATCGGCTTGGCCTGGGCCTGCATCTGGTGCGCTATCGCATAATAGGTCTCGCGTGAGGCCACGGTCTCCGCCTGCACGCCCGTCTCGATCTGCACCATGGCCCGCATCATGGCCTCCATGGTGTCGCCGTTGCGCAGATCGATTTTGTCGTTTGGCCCGACGCCCAGCGACTTGCTGACCATGGCGATGTATTTGGCCGTGTCGTTTTCCGAGGGGGGGGCGTACTTGGAGATGATGCTCGCCACGGTATCGCGGCCGCGCGTGAAATCGAGCATCAGCTGCCGGTACATGGCCGCGAGGCCATCCTCCATGCTGCCGAACTGCTGATAGGCCGCCTGTCCCGGGATGCGGAGATTCCCCGGGTTGTTATGGGTGTACCAAATCTGTTTCTGCTGGGCCTCGGTCACGGTCTGGGCGGTGCGTTGCAGGGTCCCGGACTGGTCCACGCCCCGGGTGACGGCGGCGGTGATCTCCTGGGATGCCGCATGCACCGTGGCCATCTGGGCGTCGGAGATGATGCCGCCGGCCTCCCGGCCCATGGGGATGGCCAGGCCGGCGATGGTGGCGACCAGGGTGTCATTTTGGGTAGTCGGGATCGTCGGCGCGGCAACCGCCGAAGACACTGCCGCCGCAGGCACGAATGCCGAGGGCGCGGGCGGCACCGTCACGGGCACATCACGCCAGGTTCCCCCATCGCCCCCCCCAGCCCCGACTGTCGGCAGGCCGGCCACCGTGCCCGAGGCGATATTGATGGTGGCTTGAGCCGCCTCCACGGCGGCATGGGGCGTGGTGAGGGTCCGGGGCGCCGTCTCACTCCCGCTGGGCGGCCTCGGCGCGCCGCCGAACAACGCGCCGAGGCCGCCCAGCGCGTCCCGGAGCTGGCGTTTGAAATTCTCCTCGAAAAAATTGCCGATGGCCTGGGCCATGCGGGATCGCAGGGATTTGGCCAGGTCCTCCACCTTGAGGGTGCCATCGGCCAGGCCCCGCAGCAGATCCCCGAACGACCCCGCGATGGCGCCGGCCATGTCGTCGGTCAGACCGATCAACGAGTCCGCAAAGGCGCTGTAGTTGTCATGGGCCTTGCCAAGCTCCGACCGGTACGTCCCGAACGCCAGGCTCCACTTGGCCGAAACAACATCGCCGAACGTACCGGCATGCGCGGCCTGGTTTTCGAGCAGTCGCTTATTGTATCCGTCCCATTGCTGGGCGGCATAGATGCGGTAGGCGGTCTCGCTGTCGGCGTTTTGCCGCACCACCTCCAAATGCCTGCCCAGATACTCGCGCTCGGCATCCCAATACCGGGAGGACACGGCCTCCATGCCCGCGTAGGCCTGCCGCCTGGCCTCCAGTTCCTTGAGGTCCATGGCCTCTTGCAGCTCGGCCGACTGCTTGGCCCGCTCGGACACGTCGGCGAGGGCGTTGATGCGCTTCTGCTGGTCCGCCTGCCACAACTGGTTATTGGTCATGGCCCCGGCATAGATGGCGCCGGGATCGCCGGACAGACGCCCCAGATCCGTGAGCAGCCCGGCGGCGGCCTGCATGGAGCGTCGCCAGGCCTCGACCTGGGCCAAGTGCTTTTCCAGGGCCCGGTTCCGGGCCAGGACGTCCAGGGCCTGGCCATAGGCCGCCACATCCGCGCCGGCCTCCTTCATGGCCTGCCCTATGCGGGCGGCAAAGGCGTCGTACTTTTGATCGATGGAGGCGAGTTTCGCGCCCAGGGTGTCCCCGGCCAACTGTTCCTGGAGGACCTGGTACCGGTCGATGACCTGTTGCAGGGTGCCGGCGGCCTTGTCCGCCCCCTTGGTCTTGTTGTTGATGGACGCGACCGTGTCGTCGTACATCCCCCTGGCCGCGTCCATGGAGCGGTTGAGCGCCGCCGCGTCGTCATATCGCCCCTTTTCCCAGGCCAGCATCCAGGCCTTGGCGATTCCAGCCTGGCGGCTCTCGAAAAGTTCCTTGGCGGCGGCCAGCTGCTGGTCCGCCGGCAGGTATTTCGTGTTGTTCTCGCCCAGGGCGATATAACGCGAGGTGCTTTTTTCGTACTCCTTGGCGCCCTTTTGCCAGGCCGCGTTGTATTCATTGGCCCTGTCGGCCTGTTCCTTTCCCGGGGCCACCTTCTTCACGGCCTCGGCCGCCTTGTTCGCCGCCTCGCTCAGCCGTGTGTATTCCTCGATCAGCTGATTGAGATGCGCCTCCAGTATCCGTCTCTTGGACAGCGATTCGGCGCCGTACATCGCGTCGTTCGTTTCCTCGATCTCTTTTTCGAGCTTTTCCTTGCCGCCTATGGCCTGGTCGGCCTTGACGGCGCCGTACAGGCCGACGCCGGCCCCGACGAGCCCGCCCCAGGGGCCGAAGCGGCGCCCGACGGTGGCGCCGATGGCCATGGGAATGCCGTATTTCAAAAACTCCTTCAGTTCCGGCGGGGTATTCGCCCAGGCGTCCTCCAGGGACTTGATGAAACCGATAAACCCTTGCGCCGCTCCCGGAGCCCCTTCGATGATCGTCTTGAAAAAGCTGGCCGCGCCCTCGGCCAGACGGGAGAGCGTCTCCTGGGTCTCCTGGTCCTTGATGACGTCCTGCAACCGTTTCATGGATTCGGTGGCATCGAAAACCACCCCAGTGAACGCGCCCAAGAAGGCCTCGCCAAACCGTGTCGACGCATCCTGCACATACCGCGTGAAACTTTGCAGTTGCTTCCCGGCCGTATTCATGGCGGCGTCATAGACGCCTGTCCGTTTCTGTCCTTCCTCCAAAACCGCATCGAGGGCGGCCTCCCGTTTTTCAACCTCGGTCAACTCCCCCTTGGTGATGCCGAGCTGTTTGGCGTATTTTTTGTAGGCGACCTCCAGATTGACCATGATCCCCTGATGATGCAGCAGGATCGTCTGGCCCGTGGAAATACCTTGTACCAATTTAGCGAAGGCATCGCTGGAATTGGTTCCGGATATGACGGCCGCGTCCTGGGCCACCCGGGCTAGGGCCGACGCTTTGGACAAATCGAGTTGCGCCGCCGCCATCTTGGCCACGGCCTCCCGCGACTCGATCATGGAGATGCCGGCTTTCTGCACCCCCTCGGCAAAGGCGAACACCTCCTGCTTGGTGTAGCCGGCGTTTTCCCCCACTTTTTCGATGACCACCCCTAGGGTTTCGTAGCGGGCGGCGCTCATGATGGACTGACTGACGAATTCGGCCGCCTCGCGCAAAGAGATGTACGCGGCCACCACAGTGCCGACCTTGGCGACCAGGGAGGTGAGCGACGCCTCGGCGGCGGCGGCCCCGGACTGAAGGGAGGCAAACGACTGCGAGACATTGGGCGGCGTGACGCCCAGCTGGCGGTAGAGCTTGGCCAGCTCGCGCTCGGACAGCCCGGCCGACGTGCCCAGCCGCTCGATCTGCTGCTGGGCCAGGCGTAGTGCGGCGGCCGCCTTGTCGGCCTGGAGCTTGTCGAGGAACTTGTCGGAGATTTGGGCCAATTGGGCGTCGGTCAGCTTGGCCGACGCCCCGGTCAGATCCAATGCCTTGCGAAAATCGGCAAAGCTCGTGATGGCCCCCTTCGAATCGGCCTCGACGATGAATTTGACGCGATTTTCGGCCATATTAAAACAATCTCGGCATCTTGGCTTGAATGTAGGCTTCCAGGACCCCGAGGTCCTCCCAGAGGGTCAGGGACAGGTCATCGGCCCGAAACGGGTAGCCTCCCAGCCGCAGCTGGCGCAGGTGCATGAGACGCAGGACATAGCGAGAGGGGCGCGCCTTGTACTTGGGGCACTTGGGGCACAGGCTGGCCAGCCACGGCCCGTTTTCCCGCTTGCACTCCTCGCGCCCCCCCTGGCAGCTGTCCAGCGTGCGCTCTATTGCGGCGCCAAAGGGCTGGCCTCGGCCTCCGCCGGCGCGGCCTGGTCGGGCTGCTCCTCGAACCCGAATTCGGGATTGTCCAGGTCCTCGATCACGTCACCGCTTTCGGCGTCCTCGTACTCGATGCCGGTATCGGGCTGCTCCACCGGGGACATGATCACCCGGGCCGCATAGGCCAGCCAGTCGGGCCGCACGCTGTAGACGAGATTCTTCCAGTCCTTGTAATAGTCGGGGTCGTCGGGGTCCGAGGCGATCAGCTTCCCCCCCTTCGCCAGGACACCCTTCTTAAACCCGGTGAGCAGCCGCGCCCCGAACCGGGCCTGGAGGAGCTGGTAATCCTTCTTGATGACCACCCGCGACCCCTTGCGCACGGTGACGAGGTTGTCCCATTCCGTGCGCTGGGGATTGGTGGGCAGGGTATAGTAGAATTCCAGGACCGCCCCGACGAGGCGATCGTGGATTTCCAGGACGTTTTTCGAGGCGTCGAGATCGTACATTACCACTCCCATGCGTGGTTGCTGGTTAGAAAAAGACGAGGCGCATTTCGTCGTCGCCTCGGTATTCCTGGCAAGGCTGGAACGATTTGTCATAGGCCATGACGCCGTTGCGGTCCTTGTAGGCCAGGTCGGTGACCTGGGCGGCGCCGACGTGGAACGCGATGCGGTTGCCCGGGGTGGAGCCGAAATAGCCGTTGATGCGCGTCTTGGCGCCGGACTTCCAGGCGGACCAGGGGTTGTAGGAGGCCAGGGCGTCGACCTCGGGGTCCAGGGAGCCCGTGGGGTCGCGGCCGTCGAAATAGAACCCCACGAGCCCCTCGGGCGCGTTGAGGTCCTGGCGCCGCTGGACCTTGTTGGCGAGATCCAGCTTGATGGCGTTGGCCACGGGCGTGTAGGTCCCGATGCGCACCCCCATGGCCAGGGCCATGGCGCCGGTCATGTCGGTCAACACCGCGTTGCCCGGGATGGCTTGGTCAACCGGGTCGGCCCAGAGTCCGGAGAGTTTGAATTCGATCGTCGCGATCTTGCCCACCTCGCCGGAGAGCGAGAATGTCCCGATGGCGCCGAGCACCCGGTGCAGGATGGCATCGCGCCAGAACCGGCACGAGGCGCTGACGATGTCGGCGATGTCGGCGGTGATGGGCCGGTACATCAGGGCCCAGACCAGGCCGGCGACGTGGCCGGTGGCGGCCGAACTGCCCCCGGTCACGGCCTCGTCGGCCTCGAACGTCCCGGCGGTCACGGCGACGACGATGAGGTTGTCGCGCTCCACGTAGGCGATGGTGCCGGTGGCGGCCGACGTGCCGCCGGTGACGACCTCGCCGATCTGCCAGGCGCCGGGCGCGTCCAGGCTCAGGCGCAGCACCTCGGCCCGCTGCATGCCGCAGGCCAGCAGCGCCCAGTCGTAATCCGGAGGCAAGGGTTTGTCCTGGGCATCCAGGCCGCCGCCCCGGGCCTCCACCGTAAAGGACAGGTCCAGGGATTTCGCCCCGATATAACTGCCGGCCGGGGAGAACGTATTGCGCAGAATGTCCCGGGTGACCTTGTCGGCATTGGGCTTGATCTCGATGCCGGAGTTGATGAGGGTCGCGTTCGACGCGGGCGTCGGCTCCGCTTCCACGCCGTAGGTCGCCTCGTTTTTGCCGAGCAGGATGGCCCGGCGCGTGGCTTGGGATTTGACGGCCATGATTTACTCCATGGGGACGAGGTAAACGGTTTTGATGGCGTATCGGGACGAGTACACACTCATCCCTTCGCCCTGGATTTCCGACTGCTGGGCGATGCGGACGGCCGGGAACACGTCGTCGGCCGCGATGGGGCGGCGGCCCTCCAGGAGGCTGGCCACGGCCTTGAGCAGCGTGTAGCTGCCGGGGTTGGTCGCCCCACCCCGCCGGGCCTGGGACTGGTCGGAGGCGTGCCGGTCGCAGCAGAACACGACCCATTCCATGGTCTCGGCCCGGCGCTGGCCATGCTCCTCCAGGACCGATCCGGCGTAGTAGACGAGCACGGCCGGCCACTGTTGGACCGACGCCTGGAATCGCGCCAGGTCCAGATCGCCGTTGTACGGAGCGACCTGGCGCACGCCATGGGAGGCGGTCAGGCCGGACAGCCTGGCCACCAGGGCGTCCTCGATCTCGGTGATGCTCCGGTCAGGCATTGCCGGCCTCCGCCAGGAACTGGTTGATGATGGCCAGGCAGGCGGCGATCCACGGGTCCGGCAGGGTGCCGTCGGTCGGCAGGTAGGCCCGGGCCGGGATGGTCACCTTGTGGCCCCGGCCGGCCGGGCCGCCGAGCAGCTGGATGGCGGCGTACGCCATCGATTCGTTCCAACCGGCGCCGATCTCGACGGATGTCGAGGCAGGCTTGTAATTGAGAGAGCCATATAGGCCCCCACCGGTTGACCCCTTCAGACCGCCACTGGTTGCCCCCTTGACCCGCAGGATCGGGCCCGGCCAGTGCTTGGTCTTTGTGCGTTGCAGGATGGTGGAGGCGGCCAGGGGTTTCCAGGGCGACCCCCAGGGGTCCCGCTCGCCGACGAAGCACAGCCGCGACAGATTGAGCAGCCGACCGCCGATGGCGTCCATGACGCCGTCGAGGTGGCCCAGCCGGTCCAGGTAGGCGTCCAGGGCGACCCGGACCTGGGTGTCCTCGGCGCGGAGGGTGACACCGGCCATGCTAGTAGCCCTCCAGGTGATCCATGACCCGGCCCGGCGCCTCGAACAATACGGCCGCGCCTTCGGCCGGGGCCGGAGCGACGGCGCCGGCGGCCTGCAAGGTGATGCGTCCGGCGGCCAGATCCCGCAGCTGGGACAGGGCGGTGTCGCGATCCTCCTTGACCTTGTCCGGGACCTCGTTGCGATAGAGCAGATAGAGGGCGATGCAGGCCTGCCAGCCGGCCACCATGTCCGGCGCCGCCGGATCGAACGGCACGGCGTACCCGGCGGACCGGGCATAGCCGTGGATCACGGCGGCCGCGTCGGCCAGGGCCCGAGACAGCACAGTGGCGTCGATGGCCCCGGTCATGGGCGTGGCCCGGTCCGTGAGCTGGATAAGCACGGTCTCGCCGTAGCGATCCGCCATGCCGGCCTGGTCAACATACATCGCCCCGTCTCCTCCCTATCGCCCACTTGGCGTCCTTGGACTTGGGCTTGCCGCCGTCGCCTTCGTCGGGCAGCTCCAGTTCCTGGACCACGAGCATGGGCTCGGCCCGGAGGATCTCAAGCTGCTCGGCCGAGATCTCCTCGGCCGGATGGTCCACCGGCCCCGCCGGGTGGGCGATCCCCGCCCGGCGGAAGCCGTCCTGCTTGCTGGTGATGCGGATGACGTTCATGGGGCCTTCCTAGGCCAGGTACGGCACGACCAGCACGTCGGCCGTCCCGAACCATTCGTTGGTGGCCCCGTTGGCGCCGTACTCGTTTTTCAGGATCTTGCGGGCCGTGCCTTCCAAGGCCGGAGGCACCACGAGCAGGTTGGGCATGATGCCGAGCGGGGCGCCGGCCTCGTTGACCAGGGACTGCATGCCCCCCCTGGCCGCTGCATAGGCGTCGGCGTCCAGGGCCTGCTTGCTGCCGTAGGCCATCTGCCAGAAGCCGAAGCCGACGTTGACCCGGGCATCCACGCCGTAGAGGTACTCGTCGCGCATGAAGACGTTGGCGTCGGTGGCGCGGTCCAGACTGACCAGGTTGTAGTCCCGGCGCTTCTGGAAGATGAGCGGCTTGATGGGGCGGCTCACGTCCAGCAGGAACCAGGGCGTACCCGCGCCGCCTCCGGAATTGGAGACGCTGGTCTCCACGCCGTTGACCACGACCGAATGATCAGTATCGAAAAAATACTGGCCGTCGTAACAGAGCGTGGCGAACCCGGCCTTGAGCAGGGCGAAGATGAGCCGGTCGGGATGGCGCTTGGCGTTGTCGCCGAGCATGGAGAACCGGGGACCGAAAATGCCGTAGGTATCGTCCTCGATGGCGTCCCTGGACACGCCGATGGTCTGCTCGAACTTCTTGTTGCGAATGGCATAGTCATGCAGGGCCAGGGCGTTGACCACGCGGTCGCCGATCCATTCGCGGAGATCCGCGATGTCGCCCAGCCAGGGATAATGCTCCTCGGCCGTGGTCGATGGCACGAGCATGGCCACCCTCTCCCAGAAAGAGGGGGCGCCGGCGAAGGCTTGCTGGAACAGTGTCCGGTACCCGGTGAACAGCGCCGAGAGCAGCGCGGCATTGATGACATTCATGCTGATTCCCCCCTAGAATTCGACCCAGACGCCCAGGGCATCCACGTCGCGAATGGTGCCCACGGCGGAGCGGGTGCCGGTGCCGTCAGTCGGGGCCACGGTCTGGTCATCCACGGCATAGGCCGACCCGCCGATATGCGCCCGGGTCACGTTGCCGTCGTTGGCGAACTGATAGAGCCCGCGTTCGACGGTGACGGCGACGGCGCCGTCCGCGCCGCCGGCATTGCTCACGTACCCCTTGGCCCGGCCCAAACCCTTCTTGCCGGTGGCCGTGGTGGCGGGCTCGGCATAGCCGGTCGCGGAAAGCACGATCAGCGCCCCGGCGAAAACGACCTTTCCGGCCGCCAAAGGGTGGGAATAGACCCGCCCTTCCCGGGTCGGGGTGTTGCGATCCTTGGTCAAGGCAGCCATTTACACGCCCTCCCGATGTCTCTTGTACTCCTCGGGAGTCAGGCCCATGCGCGAGCACACGGCCAGCTCCTCCTCCCCCAACTCCCCGCCGGCGGCCGGCGGCTGGCCCTGGACCTCACGCCCCGGCTTGACGATGACCGGGGCGACCGCCATGAGCGAGACGAACCCGGCCGGGTCCTTGGAGGCATACGCCAGGGCCCACTCCTTCGTTTTGGGGGTGATCTTGCCGGCGGCCATGGCCGCCTCCACGGCGGCGGTCGCCTTGTCCGTGGCCAGCCCGCTTTCAAGCGCGCCCAGGCGATCGGCCACGGCCCGGAACTGCTCCATGGGCACGTATTTGGCGGGATCGGCCGTGTCGGCCTGCCCCTGTTTGGCCCTGAACAGCTCCCGGGCATGGGCGGCCAGTTGGGCCGGCTTGACAGGACCGGCCACGCCCAGGATCTGGGCGGTCTCGTTGGTGGCGGCCAGGATGTCGGCCACGGCCGTCTGCACGGCCTCGGGGGCGGCCGTCACGGCCAGCCCCAGGCTTTTGGCCATGGCGGCCAGGATTTGTCCGGTCGCCGTGTCCCGGGCGGCCACATTTTTGGCGTGCGCCACCAGTTGTTCGGCCGCGATGTCGGCCGGCAGCCCCAGGGCGGCGGCCAGGGCGGCGAGAAGCTTGGGGTCCATTTCCCCTCCGAGGGTTGGGATTGGGAGCCTGGAGGCCACGGCCGCCAGCTCCAGGTTTGGGACATTGGTCAGGGCCGCATGCTCGATGCGGATCACGTTGCCCGAGGCGTCGTGCCAAAACACCGGCGACAGATACCGGTACTCGCGGTCCGCCAGCCGACCGGCGGCGGCCCGGGTCCATTCGACCAGTCCCCAGACACCGTCCGGCCGGGCCTGGTACTGCTTGATCCAGCCGGAGGCCACGGCGGGTTGGCCGTTTTTCGAGCTCCACAGGGTCTGGTGATCGTAGTCGATGGGCAGGTCCGCCCCGGAAGCGGCGGCCAGGGTGGCGTCGATAACGGCCTGGGGATCGTCCAGGTGGTAGGGGCCGGCCCCGTCCCGGCCGGAAAACGTGCCGGCGGGCAGGAGCTGGACCCATTGCGGGGATTCCCCGACGGCCAGGGAGACGGTGTTGATGGCGCGGCGCAGCATGGCCCGGACCATAGGGCGGGCGGCGCGGGATTGGAGGTCGGAAAAATTTCCGACCCAGAGTCATTTTTCGTGAGAGGGAAGGACGGGCCGGAGCGGCCAAGGGAGGCGTGTCCGACGGATACCCCGCGAAGTGGTCCCGAGGCAACCCCGCACATGCCCCGCACGCGCGCCCAGGGGCGTTTACTAGGCGATTTACTGGATTTCAGGCATATCGGCCTGCCCCAGGTTGCCAAAAGGCCCAGGCGGGCATATTTCTCAGGTGCCCGCATCGACCGACCCGAACGCTCGAAAAGTCGCCGTATCGACGCGCGCCCGGCAAGCCCGGGGGTGGATGGGGATTGGCGCCCTCCGGGTCGGTCATTTTTCCCAAGTGGGCTTCGATGCGATCACCGTATACCGATTTCCATCCAGCAGCTGCGCCCTCTCCACAAGTCCCCCTGTCACCACGCTGTTGGTCACGATCGCCGGAGCCTTTTTCCCGGGCTGCCGGGGGAGCTTGGCTCCCTGGTTGACCTCGACCGCGACCTTTCCTTCCCGGCCATCCCCGGCCGGGGAAAATACATAGAGCAGATTTTTCTTGGACTTGTCCCAGAGGATGGCCTCTGGCTCGGCCAGGATCTGCGGCAGCTCCCGGATGTCGGCCACGGCCAGGGCCCGGCCGGAGGCGGCCTTGGCGTCGCGCAGCATGTGCTGGACGACCCGGTCCGAGATGGTGATGGCGCCCGAATCGGGGACGATCTCCCGGGAGGCCAGGGCATCCAGGACCACCTGGTCCAGGGCGCCGGCCACGAACCGCTCTCCGGCCGCCTTGGCCGTGCCGCCGGCCAGGTCCTGGGCGAGAGCGTCCACCCATCGCCCGAACTCCCCCTTGAGCGCCGGCACCACGAACCGGGCGCTGGCAGCCTGGGCGGCGGCCATGTTCGGGCTGGCGTCCGCCAACTTGCCCATGAGCGCCCGGGCGGCGTGGCCATCCAGGGCGGCCTGGCCCGGGTTGTAGGCAAACCCGGGGTCGATGCCCACGGGCACGGTGGTCACCTCGCCCGTGCGTTCATTGGCGTAGACGGTCTGCTCGTCCCGGGGATCGGGCGAGACCTGCCAGCCCATCGCGTCGAGATCATGGGCGGACAATTGGATGGTGGAGCAGCGGCAGCGCCAGCCGTTGGGCGGGAAATGCGTGGACCACCAGGGATGGTCCACCGGCAGGATGGTGCCGTCCCAGGCCCGGTGCAGCGGCCGGGTGCGGCCGTCCAGGATGGCCGTGTAGCGCAGATACGGCGCGACCGTCTTGGTGCGCTCGATCCGGGCCCATTCGCCGGCGGCCAGGCTCATGCGCAGGTTGGTGTCGTAGATGATCTTGAGCCGGCGCGGGCTGCCGAGCTGGACCGTCCTGACCTCGCCGGTCACGGGATCGGGCATCTCCCGCTTACCCCACCAGCCCTTGGCCTGAAGGATTGGCGCAAGCCGCTCCGAAAACTGCTTGAGGGTCAACCCCTGGCTGATGGCATCATCGACGGCCGCCTGGATATCCTTGAGCACATCGTAGCCGGCCGTTTTGGCCACGGTAAAGGCCGTGGCGTGCTCCCGTTGCCAGACGTCGCGCCAGTCCCAGGACGGGGCCAGGTTGTAGCCCTTGGCCTTGAAATAGGCGATGGCCTCCTCGGGCGGGAGCGGCTTGAATTGGATGCCGCTACCTGCCGCCACCGGACGCCCCTGTTTCGCCGGCCAGGCGCGCGGCAAAGGTCAACCGGGCCAGGTGCTCGGTGAGCGCGGCCGTGTCCTGATCGGCCACCACTCCGGGCAGCCGGGCCAGGAAGTCGTCGAGCGTGAGCCCCTGCTGCAAACACTCGTCAAGCAGCCGGCGCACCGGCTCCAGGAGCGGATTGACGAGCGGCTGCCAGCCGTCCAGCTCCTGGGCCACGGCCGCGTCCACGGCATCCATGGGCTGGCCGGGGCCGGCCGGCGGGACGGCATTGACGGCCCGGGAGGCGGCGACCTGGCGCGGGGATATGTCGGACGGCGCGTCGAGCTGGCCGCGATCCGCGCCGGGGCCCTGGCTCGGGGCATGGAGCAGCTCCTCGTCCGGGTCCGGATCGGGCAGCCCGTACTTGTCCCGGATCGTGGACATGCCCACCTTGAGCCCCAGCGGCACCAACTTGGACAGATTGTCGGCCAGGGCCGTCAGATCCTCCTCGTCCCGGCGCGTGATGCTCACCCGGGGGTACCGCGCGCGCGGGCCCAGGTTGAGGTCGACCATGGGCCGCACCAGGTCGCGGTTGAGCGAGGTGCCCAGCTGGCGGGCGTCGGCCGTCTCGATGTCCTGGCGCACCTCCTCGTGGGCGTTGGCCGTGCCCACGTGCTGGCCCACGTCCGTGGTGCCGGTCTGGCCCAGGACCGCCTTGCTGACTTGTTTGTCAAAGAATTCCGCCAGTTTCTCGAATAGGGCGACGTTCCCCGAGATCTTGGCCTCGACCCATTCGATGGTCATGGAGGCCGGGATGATGGCCGCCGTGTCCCGGGAGATGTTGCGCACGGCCTGGAGCAGCACCCGTTTGTCCTGCTCCGATGCCCCGGGGCCGTATTTCCCCAGGCGCAGCGGCACGCCGAAGACCTCGGCGAACTCGACCCAGGCCTTGATGTCGAAGTTCTTGAACAGGTAGGCCCAGCTCGCGGCCCGGGCCAGGCCGCCTCGGATGGGTAGGCCGGATTTACTCTTGTGGACGTGGTAAATGTACTTGTACGGCGACAGCGGCGTGGGCTGGCCGGTCTCGGCCAAGAGCATGGGCGTGCGGCCGTCGACCCGGTCGAACTGGAACCAGCGCGGGTCGCGCCATTCGAGCCGCTCGGGCAGCCACTGGCCGCCCGAGGTGTCCCAGATGATCTCCGTGAGCGAATACCCCTTGCCCACGGCGTCCAGGACGTCGATCAGCTCGTCGCCCAGCTCGTCGCGCCCGAGCCAGTCCCGGACCAGGTCCGCCGCCTTGACGTCCTCGGCCGCGTCGGACGCGGCCTCCACCGTGATCTCCAGGCCGGACACCTGGTATTTCCGGGTGGCCAGGACACTCCGGTAGTGGAGGTCCTTCTCTTCCATTTCCTCGGCCAGCTCCAGGTAGGCGGTGGGGTCGCCGTCCTCGGCCGCGCGCAGCAGCCGGGCCAGGCGCACCGGGGTCAGGCCCTGGGCCGGATGCCCGGACAATACCTGGCGCACGCCGCACACGGTCGGCCCGGCTTCCTCCTCACGCAGCCGCCCCAGATCCACGGGCCGGCCCAGGTAATCATACAGCGTCGCCATCACCACGCTCCCCGGCCGAATTGGGCACGGCCGTCACCCGTATCGTCATCGTCGTCATGGCCGGGGCCTGTCTCGGCTCGCCCGGCCGGGATATAATCGTACTCCATCACCCCGGACAGCGCCCCGGCGATGGCCAGGAAACAGGCCCAGCTACGGTCCGCGTGCCCCTGGCCGTCCCGATCCGCCAGCAAGCGCGGCGAGCCCGTGGGTCCGACCACCTTGCGGATTTTGTGGAGGTCATCGCGCAGGACCGTGTTTCCGGCCGGGTTACGTACCCGGCGGTCCTCGAAGCCCTGCTTGGCAGCCGTGGCCACGGTAAGCGGTCTGGCCCCGGACATGAGCACGCCTTCCACCCGGTCCGCGCCGTAACGGATCTGGGCGTCCTCCACGGGCTTTTCACCCATGCCGGTCTGGTCCATGATGAACCGGGAAACGCGGTAGCGTTCGAAAATCCGATCCATTTCGGCGTCCTGGGCAGCGAAGCTGGCATTGCGCAGCTCGACGATTTCCCGGGTCCACAGCACGTCGCCCACCAGCTCGTAGACCCAGGCCACCCACAAATCCTTGCGCCGGGCGATATCATTGCCGACAAAGACGGGGCCTCCGCCATAGAGGTCGGGGTTTCCCGCCTCGGCGTGTTCGCAGGATATGATCAGATCGTAGGAAAGCCAGGACGAGGCTGTCTCCAGGAATTGCAGTTCATACTCCTGGTCCCAGGCCTCCTCGTCGGCCAGGCCCCGGCGCAGACTGGCAATGTCGCGGTCCAGGCCCTGAGCCACGGCCTCGTGGATATCCACCTGGTGGCGGCTCCAGATGTCGTCCTTGGCGGTCCACAGCTCGTAAAACTTGTTGTCCTTGCCGTTTGGCGTGGAGGTGACCCGCAGGCGCAAGCCGCTTTTGGAGATGACCGGGAAAATGGCCCGCCAGATGTCACGGGATTTTTCGTGGAAAGCGAACTCGTCCAGAAAAACGTTAGCCGAGAAGCCGCGCGCCGTGTCCGGATTGGCAGGCAGAGCCGTGATTCGCGACCCGGAGGGGAACCGGACTTCCAGGGCTGTATATTCGGCGCCGGATTCCCCCCGGAATGTCTCCTCGGAAAAGTCCGGCGGCCGTTTCCCGGCCAAAAGCGCGTTGTAAACCAGGTAGAAAGCCTTGCAAAACGGCTTGATGGCCTCGTCCACCGCCTCCTTGGCCTGGCGCTCGCCGCGCGACAGGATGACCCAGCGCACCCGGCGGCCCTCTATCTCGGCTTGCAGGCAATCCCGCACGATCTCGGCGCAGGTGGTGAATGTCTTGCCCGTTTGACGAGAAAACATCCCGATCTTGAACCGGGAGTCATCGTCCAGCCACGCGCGCTGATACGGGTGGAAGGTGATGAGGGGTGGCATGTCGAGCATCAGGCAAACCCCAGGACCCGTAAGGTCTGTTCGGCCGTGTCCGCATCAAGTCGCCCGTCGCTGACGGCCGAGGACACCCGTCTCTTGGCTTCCTCTTCAAGCTCCCGGCGGGCCTGCTCGCGGATCTTGGCCTCGGCCTCTATGCCGAGCTTGGCCCCGGCCTCCACGTCCTTGACCGACTTGGCCAGCTTGGCCAAGTCCGCGAAATCCATCTCCCCCGGGTCGCTCCGGGACGCGATCTTGAAGGCCAGGCCGCGCACCAGCTCCACCAGCTGCGCCCCGAGATTGCCCTCGGGGGCGGTCCCCAGCTCCCGGGCAAACGCCGAGGCGATCTCTCGGGATTCGCGGATTTTCGAGGCCGCCTCCTCGAAGGTCTTACGGTAACGACCGACGGCCGAACGCGACACCGTGACCGACACGCCAGATCCGGCCAGCTGCTCATTAAGCCAGGCCGTCACGTCGTCGAGGGTCAGGTCCTTGCGCGAGGCCAGGAAACGATCGAATGCCTGGCGCAGCTCCGGCGGCAAGGTGTCGATAGTGGAGGACTTGGGCATGGCCTACCTCGCCCGGGGCCGCTTGACGCCCGGGTTGCTGGCCTTGCCCTCGGCCACGTCCTGGCCGCGCCCGGTCAGGGTCACCACGGTCACGGGCCCGACCTGTTGCCGCGTCACCAGGCCCTGTTCGGCCAGCCAGGCGCACTCGGTCTCCACGCAATCCCGGGAGCAGCCATGGCCGACCTGGTCCAGGGCGTCCTGGAGGATCGAGGTGTTGAGCGTCCGGTCCTGGTCCTCGGCCAGGAACCGCAGGATCACCAACCGGCGGTCCTGGGCCAACAAATCCGCGAACATCATTTGCCGCCTCCGTTGATGTGGTGTTCCAGGAGCAGTTGTATCGGCTTGTCCAGCCGGTCGATGGAGATGCCCAACGATTTGACGGACTCGCGGAGAGCCTCCTGGCCGCCGCTGACGGCCTGCACCTGCATGGCCACCTGGTGCAGGTCCTCGGTGGTGGCCAGCTTGGCCAGGCTCCCCCGCAGCTCCTGGCCGTCGGCCTCGATCTCGGCCAGCTGCGCGTCATACCCGGCATGGGTGGCCCGGCAGGAATCGCAGGTGACGAAAGACTTGGACAGCGACCACATGCCCCAGACAAACAGCCCCTGGACCGCCAGGGCGACCACGGGCAACGATTTCCAGATCCATTCGTCCACAACTCCCCCTTACCCCTCGAAATCGTCCTGACATTCCCGGCAACGGGTCGCCCCGGGCATGGCGGCCAGCCGCGCCAAGGGGATCGGCTGGCCGCACTCGGCGCAGACCACCCGGCCGTCCTCCACCACCTGGGCGGCGGCCGGGGCCGAACCCACGGCCGCCAGGGCCTCCTCCCGGAACAGCGCCTCGGCCAGCTGGCCTTCGTCGGCGGCATCCACAACTACTCCGCCGCCTTGGTATACGGCGCGAGCTGCCAGGGCTCGGGCAGCAGCGCCCGCAGCTCGCCCGGGGTGATCACCCTGGACTGAGGAGGGATGATGTTGTGCTCGGCCAGGACATAGGCCACGGTCTGGCTGCACACGGGCCGGCGCATGGTGTTGCGCACCGCGCGCCAGGCCAAGGCGATCAGCGTCCGGTAGCCGTAGCCGAGATGGGCGCCGACGAGGTTGAGGGCCGTGCGCTTGACGCAGTTGGCCCGGGCCGACGTGAGTTTCAGGGGATGCAGGAGGATTTGGCCATCGTAGTCGTTAAACCGGTCGGACGCCCGGTTGAGCACGATGCCCTCGGCCATGGCCTCGACCAGCATGACGGACCCGTACAGGACCAGCCCCAGGGAGCTGTGCGAGCCGCCCGGGGCGAAATGTCGGATGGCCCGGGACAGGGGGTTCGCCCCCACCCAGGTGACGACAAACACGTCGAGCCTGGGCCGCAAATCCGCATAAGGGATGATTTCCACGTTATCTCCTGATCATGGGCTGGCGCGTGATGCCGTCCGGGCCGGTGGCGCCGCCATCGGCCCACCAGGTTTCGGGACTGGCCAGGCGCACGGCATAGCCGCAGCCGACCAGCACGAGGATCAGGCCCAGACAGGCGCCGGCCACCAGCCGTTTCATTTTTCGGACGCGCTCCGGACCGGACAGGACGCGCTGGCCAGACTGGCCCCGACGCTGGCCAGGCAGCCAGTTTCATTTCGCTCGCCGGCGCCGGTCAGGGCGGCCTCGATCCGGTCCAGGCGCCCGGCCACCAGCTCGCGATCGGCCGCGATCTCCAGGAGCGTATCCCGATCGGCCTCGACAAGCCGGATACGCTCCCTGTATCCGGCGTTCGCGACGACACAGGCCCCCAGCAGCAAGGCCTGGACGATCGTCAAAATATACGGCCAGACCGGATCGTATTGTCTATCCATCGGCCACGCCCTTGGTCTTGCCGTCCACCCCGGCCTGGGCGGCCACGTACACGGCGGCCAGGGCAGCGATGGCCACCTGGGCGGCCGGATGGAGATTAAGGCCCAGCGGGGCCTGGGCGGCCAGGCTGGCGATGGTGCCGATGGCCACCCACAGCTTGCGGGAGGCCAGCCGATGCCTGGATCGGGCCAGGAGCGGCCCGGCCAGGGGCGCCAGGGCCTGGCCGATGGCGGTCCCGGCCTGGACGGCCGCGGCCTGGACATTCACGGGACCAGCGGCGCCGAGAAACGGCACAGCGGTATCCCCGACCAGTCCCGGCGCGGCCTGGACTGCCCCGCCACTCGCCAGGGGCGGCTTGAGCGTGTCGGCCAGGGCCGCCACGTCGGCCGCTTCCGGCGTATCCTGCACCAACGGCCCGGCCACGCTCGGCAGAACCGCGTGCAACATGTCCAGGGCGACGCCCAGCTTTTCCCGCAGCTCCGGGGACAGCACGACTTGTGGCGTATCCATGAGACGACTCCTTAATCCGGCCAGACGCAGCCCGGGATGTGAGACAGGACACAGACCGGATACGAGTTGGCGACGTTGTGCCGGTTGCCGGGGCCGCCATTGTAGGCGCGGACCACCGATTCCCAACCTCCGTCGGCCAGATACCGGTCAGCCAGGCGCCGCAGGTAGCGACAGCCCCATTCGAGGCCGGTCCTCGGATCGAGCAGCTCGCCGGGCCAACCCCGGAAACCGACGCACCGGGCGGTTTCGAGCATGATTTGCAGCAGCCCGAAGGAGGTGGCCCGGCACACGGCCTCGGTATCCCGCGAGCAGCCCGCCGGGACGTAATTCAGAGGCTTGTCCTTGATGTAGCGATCAAAAAAGCCGGGCTCGAACCGCATGGCCACGGGGTTGCCGCCCGACTCCACCAGGACCATGGCCCGGACGACTTGCGGCGGCAGCTGATGGCTGGCCGCGACCTCGACGATCACGTTGTCGATGACCTGGTCCACGTCACACCCCCAACAGGCCCATGAGGAGCTGCGGTTCCAGCACCTCGATCGCGACACCCACCGCCGCCGTCACCGCCCCTCGGGCCACGGTCCACATGGAATCGGCCGCGCCGGCGTCCTGGGCGGCCACGGCCGCGTCATAGGCGCCGACGGCCTGGCTCACGGCGGTCACGGCCGGCTCGACCCGGGCGGTGATGGCGGCCGCCTTGTCCGGACGGATCTCCTTGGCCGTGGCCACGGCCTGGCGCACCTTGCCCAGGGTGGCGTCCAGGTAGGCCGCCCCGGCCTGCACCTTGGCCAGGACGTCGGCCGGGGACGCCGTGCCGGCCGGGACGCCGTCCCGGGACAGTCCGGCGCAGGCGGCCAGGACACAGGCCAGGAGCGCGGCAAAATGCATGAGGATACTGCGTTTCATAAGGCCTCCTTTATTTTTCTCCCGCCTCCCGGTAGGGTTTCGGCGCGATCCACAACCCCGAACCGAGAGGCGAAAAAAATGAAAACGTTTGAATACTTGGTTGTTACTTTCTTCAGAACCGACACAAATCTATGGCTCATGGAAAAAGGCTTCTGCCAGCCTCTGCAAAACACCACCTCGATGGAAGCAGCCTTGAATGCCTTAGGAGCCCTGGGTTGGGACATGATTTCCATTCGAGCACACTCGACAAAAGAAATTATCGAAGGGAATCAATGCACGTTTTTTTACGAAGCCTTCATGAAGCTGGAACGATCATAACCGGCCTCAAGGGCATTTCGGCCTGCATCTTGAGCAACTCCAGGATAGCCTTCAGCTCTTCCAGGATCGCGTTCTGCATGGCCATGTGCTGATCAAATTGTTCGGGTGTCATGATCCGCTCCTTTGCATCGCCGAATTGGACGACGCATCGCGTGTCACGACGTCAATGCGGGATATGGGAGGAAGTTGGGAGTCGGAAAATTTTCCGATTCAGATGGATTGCGGGGTTATGCCTCCGTTTGCCCGAGGCGCGGCCCAAGGTCAAGGGGCGGCCACGGGCAAAAACAGAGCGGCCCGCCAGGAGTCCGGCGGGCCGCGATCATGGTTGGGCGGGATGTTTACCGGCCAGGCCCGGCCGGGTCGGCCCTGGCCAACTCGTGGAGCGCCTCGGCCAGGGCCTGGCACAGGATGGCCAGACCGGCCACGGCGCCGTCCGAGGGCGGCTCATGTTCCAGCCGGGCCGCCCAGGCCGGCCCGGCCTCGGCCAGCCAGTCAACCACGCAACCCAGCCGATCCACCACGTCCGCCGGCGTGTCCCCGGGCCGGGTAAAGGCCGCCACGGCTAGGCTCCCGCGCCCAGGGGGCGCCGGCTGGCGCAGGACCTCGGAAGCCTGCCCTCGATCAGCCCCAGGGTTCTGGCCTGGCACAGATACCACGACACCGTACTCTGCCGCAGGTCCATCAATTTGCCGATCTCCAGTGGAGTAGGCCAGGAGACTTTTAAGCTCACGGCGGCCCATGCGGCCCCGGTTGGCCTCGACCACCCCAAGGCGCTTGATCTCCCGCTGGACGGTGCGAAGGCTCGGGAGTGCGACGCCGGCTCCGGTCACCTTCTCATAGCACCAGCTGACGTTGGGCTTCTGCGGCTGCCGGTAGAGCTTGAGGAAATCCGGCAACCAAACTGGCATCGGCTTGGGCGGATTGCCCCGAGGGGCCAAAGCATCCGGGCCGCCCTTGGCCAGGGCTTTCATCCAGTTGCGGATCGTGAAGGTGCAAAGCGCCTTCCCCTCCCGCTTGCGGGCATTGGCCACCTCCACGGCCTGTGCCAGGGAGTCGCAGAGCTCGCCGGTTTCGGCCAAGGCAATGAAATGCCGCATGGCCTTCTCGACCCCCTCCAGGCGCTTCATGCGCTCTATTTCGCGCAAAATGCGCAAACGAGCATCGCGGCACGAGCGCTGCCAATTGGCCAAGGTCTCGACTGTGACGGGAGGAAAGGGCTCGGGTTCTTCACGGATGATGTCGGCCGCCGGTTCGGTGACAAGCGGAGCCTCGGCAAGAGCGGCGCGGATGTCGGCGGGGAGGGAGGAAAGTGGATAGAGGCGACGCTTGCCGCCACGCCCGCGCCCCTTTTCTTCATTAAAGGGCCAGCTCTCCTTGTTAGACCGCTTGAGAACAGCTTGCACTGACACACTCAAAGCGGTAGCAATATAGTTTGCTGTAATAGCTTCTCTCATACTGCTTAGCCTTATGCCATTCGCTATGTGTATTTTTACTGTTTAGCTATTTCACTCTTCATTTTTTCTGAAAGCGCTAAAAACTCCTCTGGGCAACCAAGGTCGAGAAGGGTTTTTAATGTGCGGCGATGGTTGCGATTGCCGTAGATTGTATGTGAAGCGTGTGCAGGTTGTGCATTAGCCATTAGCGCAATCCTGGCCACAGTAATCCCTTTGCAAACCATCCACCCTCTAATTGCTCGGCCGTTGCGTTTCATAATCCATCCTCAAGTTTTCGCTTTAGTAACAACGACAAAAACACCCACACAAGTCCATACTCTTGTCTGAAATCTATTACGCATAACCCCTCCTTATTTTTTTCTCATCTTACCAGATAACCGACACCCAGTAAACGCCATCTCCCGGTCATCCCTGCCCGCGTTTACTGCCTCGTCTCGCTCCCCGGCGCCCCAACGCATCCCGGCTGCGCCTCCTGGAACATGCCTCCGAGCTGCGAAACCGCGCGCAGGGCCGCCCACACGGCATCCCGCACGCGGATCGCCTCGGCCAGATGCCGTTCCAGTTCTTTCCGGGACATGGCCGGCACGCGCTCCACCACGACATGGGCCCGCAGCCCGGCGGCGCCGACCGCCGGCATGGCCTCCAGGAGCTGCTGCCCATGGTGGGCGACCTGGGTGATCGCCTGGACCAGATCCAGCTGCATCCGGAGCTTGTCAAAATGCTCGGTGGTTCGACCCAGGGACTCGACCGCCTTGGATAGTCTTCGCTTCGCCATGTTCACTCCTTGCGCTCCAGATCGTCCACCAGCACCGGCCCGCGCCGGCCCACGACAAACACCCGCCAACGGCCGTCCGGACCCGAAAACGGCTCCGTGAACGTCACCGTCGCCTCATGCAGCCGCTCGCCCTCGCCGCAGCCGGCCCAGCCGGTCGGCACCCGCACCCAGCTTCCCCGGGGAAGATCCGGCCGGGGCGATTCCCGGCCGGCTCCCCAGCCGACAACGGCCAGGGCCTCCTCCAGGGGCAAAAACGCGTACTTGATCCCACCCGGCCTGTGCCAGGTCCGATCGATGCGCACCCGGAATCGGCCTTCGAGGCCCTGACCACCCGGAAACAGCTCGGCCGGGAACAGCTCGGAGACCCGGCGGCGGCCGGCTTGGTCGGTGATGGCGATGCGATGTTGCCACTGGCGCTTCTCGGCCATTTTGCGTCCCTCTGCGCGCAAAAAACGCGCTGCATTATGCGCCGCTATCCGGAGCTGTCGCGCAATCAGAACAGCCGGTGCTGGTCCGGATGGTAGCCGGCCTGGGCCGGGTCCTGGCGTTTGTGATTGCGCACGGTGCGGTCGGTGACCCCGGTGCGCCGGGCGATCTCCCAGCCGGACAAGCCGGCCGCCAAGCCCTCGCGGATGGCGCGGCGGATGGCCGCCCGGTTGCCGGCGAACGGGCCCAGGGGCACCGGCACGACGCCGTTGCCGAGCCGCGCGGCCACGGCCACAGCTCCCTCCCAACCGCAGGCGAGCACCAGCCAGTGATCGTCCCGCAGCCGCTCCGGCAACGGGATGTAGGCGTTGATCCCCCCCTTGGCCCCGGCCACGCGCAGGGCGGCCATGGGACCGGCCACCTCGGCGATGTCGGCCAGGATGCCCGGCCAGTCGATGCCGCCGGGCAGGTCCGGGGGGGCTCCCGCCATGCTACTGGGCCTCTCCGTTCAGATGCGCGGTCAGGGCCGCGTCGCGTTCGAGCTTGTCCACGCGACGGGCGAGCGCGGCAATCACGCCGCGCAGCTGCTGGCCGGTAGCCCATTGGAGCCGCATGACGCCGCTTTGCCTCTTGAGGATGCCGGCCGCGTACTCCCAGGGCACGTGCCTGTTTTCGAGCTGGCCCAGCACGGTCAAGAGCGCGCCAATCTTGGCGAGCATGGGCTTGCGGTTCACGTCCGCGTCGCCCGGGGCCGCCTTGTCGCCGCCCTTGCGGCCGGAAAAGCCCCGGCTGGTCAGGTGCCCGAGCAGATCATGGAGCTGGCGGCCACCCAGCTTGGCCGACGAGTCCACCCCGTACAGGTTGTCCAGCATGGCCCGGTAATCCTCGTCGGAAAGCCCCAGGTCCTTGATGGCGATATGGATCTTGGCCAGCATGGCGCGGCGACTGGAGGCGGCGGTGGCGGCCATTAGAGGGTCTCCGTGTTCAAGGCCGAAATGGAATACGTGTTCAGCTCGTACACGCCCAGGACGGCGTCCTTATCGACATGCTCCCGTTCGGCGATCGCACCAAATGGCACCCGTGCCCAAATCAAATCCAGGATGCGTTGCCGCTGGTCCTTGGGCAGGGCTTTCGCCGCTCTTTTCCACCTTGCCTTGACCGTTGCCACGGAAAAACGCTTTCGCGGCTCCAGGCCCAGCTCCTTGCGGAGCTTGTTCTCCTCGGCCAGGGTCATCTTCTTGGGCTTTTTCGATTTCATTTGCGCCCTCGCACGACGATCTTGTCCCCCTTCCCAAGCCCGGCCGTGGCCGGGATGCGGCATACGCGCTCACACCCCGCACAGATCGGACCGACCGCCACCACCATGACGCGATAGGAGCCGGGCCGCTTGCACGGCTTGTATCCGGGCTCGGCCTCCAGGATGGCCTGGCCGGGGGTGCGTTCGTTGACGACGAGCCAGTAAACGCCTTGGGGGTCCTTGCGCTTCTTGCTCATATATCCACCCGATAGACGGACAGTTCGGCGATCAGCTCGGCATTGATATGCTCCAGGCTGGCCACCTTGAGCCGGAGCTGCTCCAGTTCGATGAGCACGAGGGCCTCGGCCACCGGATCAGCCGGCGATCGCGGCGCGGGCCGGGGAGCGGACGCCTTGGGATGCTCCCGCAAGCGGGGCGCGTCGGCGTGGACGGGAGGGACAGGCGCGGCCGCTACGGCCGTTTCAGGCTGGCCGAACGCCCTGGCCACCAAGCTGTCCACGGACGTATAGAAGCCTCCGACCCCGTCCCAGAGCCGGACCTTGCGGCCGACGACACGCAGCCGGTTCCCGGAGTCACGCTTGCGGACCGTGCCGTCTTGGCTGACCTCGTAGGCTTCGAACCCAGGGATGGTGCGCCATTCCATGGCTATTCCTCCTGACCGTCGCCAAGGCACAGCAGGGCGCATTCGGCATCGCTTTTGATGATGCCAAATTCCATCCGGAGACCAGAAAGTGCCTTCATTTTTTCTTCAAGAGGGTTTTCGCCCAAGAGGACTTTTATTAACTGATAGGCATTAGAGAGGTGCTTTTCGATATGATCAAGTCGGCTGTACGATTGATGTATAACCATAAGCAGTTCAAGCATGTTTTTATCCTCCTTGGCTGCTCATCAGGCCGGACGCGCCACCGTCCGACGACCGCCCGCGCGGGGCGGTTTCGCAGGGTCAAACGGTTGTCGCCTCGACGATGTCGTGTACGGCGCGCAAGGACAGACCATAGGCATGCAAGGCGTCCTTATTTTCTTCCAGGAACCGGCCAAGCGCCTTCATTCCGATGTCACTCAACCCCAGAACGCAGGCCAGGCATTCGATATGCGGCTCGGCACAACAGTCATCATCGCAATTCAGGTATGGGCTCATGTTCGCCTCGCTTATGCCATCCCGGCCATGATCCGTTGGGCCTCGCCGGCATAGGGCGCGACCAGGACGCCATTCTGGATGGCCGCGTTGACCACCCGGGACAGGGCCTCGGCTTGGCGTTTCCAGTACATGGCCTGGCTTTCGGCGCTGCGCAGCACCCGGACGGGCACGGTGCGCAAATCGGCCGGGATGGCGCAGACCTCAAGGTCGTAACTGCCACACACGGCGCAGGTGGCCGTCACGGCCAGCCCCTCGGGCAACGAGATCCTGGCGCCCAGATGCCCGCAGCGCAGGCAGCGGTAGCCGCGTTCCTCGTTCATGCCGCAACCTCCTTGATTTTCTCCTCTTTCAATTCATAGTAGAAGGAATCCTTCTCCGCGATCCGTGCCCCCACGGCCGCCAGCCGCTCTTCGGGCCATGTGCGCATGACGTCCCGGTTCAGCTCTTCCTTCAGACGGATTGCGCCGGTGAAGGGATCGTCCTTTTCGCCCGTCGCCAGGGCCTTCACCTTCTCCAGGAGGTTGGCCAAGGTGCCCCGCCCCTTGGGCTTGACCTCCGAGGAGCGCCGGAATCCGATCACCCCAAAGGTAAGACTCTGGGAGCGACTCTTGCCAAAAAGCTCTTCCTTTTTGGTCGCAACGAAGCTGGCCAGGGCCGCTTCGATCTCAGCCGCCTCGGCTCTGTACGGTGCCGTCATCATCGTGGCGTGCGCCTTGAGTTTGTCGATGGTCTCGTTGAGGCGCAGGTTCTCGGCGTCCACGGCCCTTTTCATCTCGGCCAGCCGGGCCAGGGCCAGGTTGGCGGTACCCAGATCGGCCACCACGAAACAGGGATCGGGCTTCTTACGCATCGGGGCATCCCTCCTTGGCCGCGATTCCGGGCACCATGCCGGCCACGGCGTTTTCCAGTTCGTCGGCCAGATCGGCCGCGTCGGTCAGTTCCTCGCGGGCCATCATGATCAGCCCCCATTGCTCCTCGGTCACCAGCCCGGCCAGCACACCCAGGCCGTTGCGCACGTTGCGGAGTTTGCTGCCAAGCATGTCATCCTCCAGAAGTTCGCGCCGCCGCGCCTGGGTTTTGAGCCGATCCCGCTGCCGCCGTCCGGCCGGTTTGCGCCGGGCCGGCGCGGTCAGTCGCCGGATGTCCCGATCCAGTCCTCGCATGGGGTTCATGGTCGGCCTCCCGGTGCGGACAGGCCGGGCAGGCCTGGTAAAGCCGCACGAAAAGCGGATTCACGGCGGTAAACGGCCGCGCCTGGTTGGTCCGGCACGCCGCGACCTCGATCTCGCCGCAGACCGGGCAGATCACCCGGGTGGTCATGAGCACGGTCCGCACACGTCGCTCGATCGCAGCCGTATTGCCATAGGTGCCGCCGAGCACCCGGCACACGGCTGCCGGGGACACGTCCAGGCGCGCGGCCACGGCCCGGCCGGACGTGGCGTCGCAGGCGGCGGCCAGGGCCGCCAGCCAATCCGGGGCCAGTCCGCCCCAGGCGGCCAGCGCCTTGGCCAGGGTGGTTTTTCTGATCGCGCTCATCGGGCCATCTCTTCGACCGGCGCTGATTCGCACACGATCTCGCCCGTGTTGGGATCGAGCAGCCGGCGCACCCGCTGGATCATGGGCGCGCGCGGTCCGTGGCGCATGGCGGGGATGACCAGATAGCGCCCGGACGCGGCGGACCGCAGATAGCCACCCCTGGCCAGCCAGTTGCAGTAGTATCCCGCCTCGGTGATTTCGATGGGGGCCTCGGGCAGGCCGGCCGTGGCCACCAGGTCGCGCAGGGAAAACTCCTTGAGGATGCCCATGGCCCGCCACATGCGTTGGCGACCGGATTGCGGAATGATCGTGCCGTCCCTATGGACACGGGGAGTCTCCAGAGGCACGACCTGGGCGGCAAAGGAGTACTCGGCACGCGGGAAGCTTCCGGCGTTTCCGAGAGGAGACGGCCGGTCTCCGGAACGGATCACGAGGCCGGCCTTGATAAGAGCTTGGACGTAATCGTCCACGGAGCCTCGCTTCAGTCCCGTTCGTTTACACAGCTCGTCCACGGTAAACGTGCGCAAATCCCGCATGGCGTCCCAGACAAGGTCGCGCCCCGTGAGGCCGGCCGGGACATGCTCCGCTTGCCGGCTCATCGCAGCCCCCGCCGCATCGGGGCTTCGCCGGTAAACAGCTTCCGACTGCCCCAGGCCGCGCGGTCCACGACGTCCAGTCCGTCCGCCAAGCCTTCGGCCTGGATGCGCTCCAGGTTCACGCAAATGCGCCGCACCGAGCCCTTGGCCGTCTCCACCACCAGGGCAAGCAGGTCGTCGGCCACCTGCACGCGATCGCAATACATGGCGCGCAAGGCCTTGGCGTCTTCGATGTCGGCCGGCTGGGCCTGGACCCAATGCATCACGCGACCATGGAAGCGCTCCCAGGCTTCGAGCTTCCCCGGAAGCCGCTCCTCGCCGATGATGAGGATGGTTGCCCGGGAGCTTTCATAGAGGTCCTTGACGATCTCGACCGCATTCTTGTCCACGAGGTAGTCCATCTCGTCGACGATGAGCGGCCGGCCGGCGGCCAGCACCTCGGCCGCCTGGTCCACCATGCCGTAGATGGTCCGCGCCGGCTGTTTGCGGCCGCCGTCGCGGATGTCCATGGTCTGGAGGATGGCCAGCAAGAACGCCTTCTTGGTCCAGGAGGACCGGCATTCCACGTAATAGGCGTCCGTCCTGGTGGCCACGTAGGCGGCCGCCGTGGATTTGCCGTAGCCCGAGGGGCCGTACATGCACACGATACCGGGCAGGTGGGCCGGCCGGTTACTGGCCGCCTGCAACGCCTCCAGGCACAGCTTCACGTTGAGCAGCGGCGCGGGGCCGCCATTGACAGTTGATCCGTGTTGCGTCACTGTTTTGTCTCCCTGCTTTGATTTCATCTGGAGGCCTGTCGGTGCTACGGCAGGCCTCCGCTTTTTACTGGCCGGCCTCGGCGAGTTGCGGGAACAACTCACGCATCTGTCGTTCGGCCAGAAATTTCGGCGTCTTCTGATAACTTTCCCACCACTTCCGGTCTCTTTCGGGCACGTCCTGCCCGGCCCGGATGGCGGCATCGACGGCCAACCAGCGGTTGTAACGCTGGCGTTCGACGTGCGCCTCGGGCATGGCGTGGACGGTCGCCTTCTCCCTGGCCATGTCCTCGGCCAGGGCGGCGCGCGCGGCCAGTTCGGCGGCGGTCGGCTCGTGAGGCGTGGGCGCATCCCCGGCCCGGGCGGCAATGGCCGCCTCGGCCAGCATGGGGGTCTCGTGGGGGACGGTGGGCTGGGGTATCCTGGAGAGTTTGTTGGCCTTTTCCACGGCGTGCTCCATGACCTCCCGCATCACGTCCTGGGCCCCAACGCGCTTGGCCGTGGCCTTCATGGCCGCCTTTTCCTCGGCCCGGATCTTGTCATAGACGCGTCGGCGGGCCATGGCCGCCTCCTGCCGGGATATGCCCGTCAAGAGCGGACACACAGCCCGGCAGAGGTATTCCAGATCGTCCGAGGTCTGCTTGGGCAAAAAGACATGGACCGCGCCCCAATCGGCTTCGTCCTGGAGCACAAACACCTGCCGGCCTTCGTGGCCGCCCAATTCCGGGGCCGTGTAGAAATGCGTGTCGATTTCCAGGCCCTTTTTCTTCACGTCGCGCCAGCCATCCTTGCCGACCACCGGCGAAAGCAGGATGTCCAGAGCCCGAACATTCTGGATTTTCGCGATCGGCTGCGTCCATTCGGACGCCTTTTCCCAGGGCGTCTTGCCGTCCATGCCCTCGCCGCTGTGGGGCTTGTGGGCGTAGTAGGCGTCGGCCCATTCATCGCAAAATTTCTGGAGCGCTTCGGGCGAAAGCAGCAGCTCCGGGGTATCGGCCAGATCGCCCTTGTAAAGGCCCTTTGATAGACGTTCCGCGAAGGCCTTCCTGTCTTCAATGGCCTTGCGCTCGGCCACGTTGTGCCCGATGTAGCCGGACAGTCCCTCGAAAAGTCCATGCAGGAAGGTGCCGAACACGCGTTCCACGAACGGTTTGTGTTCAGGCGTGAAGGGCTGCGCCACGTCGCGTTCGATCCCAAGGGCCAGGGATAGGCGCACGATGTGCTTGGCCACGAAATCGGCGCCATTGTCAGTTCCCAATTCCTCGACCTGGCCCCATTCAAGCAAACAGCAGCGCAGGAGTGCCGCTACGGCTGCCGCACTCGACGAACGCGAAACCAGGAATTTGACCCGACGCGTGTAGACGTCGATGCAGGCCACGATCATGTGCCGCGATCTGGTCTGGCCGTCCCACAGCATGACGTCGCCCTTGGTGCTGTCCATCTCCCAACGCTGGTTCGGCCGCACGATGCCTTCGATGCGGCTTCCCGTGGCCGGCTGGTACCTGGAGCGGCAGGTGTCCGGACTTTGCAGGTCGCAATACAAGCGGGGGTTGTCGTCTTTCCACTGCCGCATCCAGCGTTGCACGGCTCGCAGTTCGATGGCGGCATCCGGGAACCGGACCTTGAGTCCTTCCTGGACGAAAGTTGCTGACGCGAGAGGCGAGACGGTCAGAATGCCCTTGATGAAGTCGGTGATTTCAGGGTTGCGATCGATCTTTCCCGTGCCCCTGCGGTGGCCAAAGTTCCCGGCCAGCCGCGAAACGCCTTTCTCGGCGATGGCTTTTTGCCAGTTCCCGATGCTGGTTGCGCATACCTTGGGCAGCAGGGCGCGGACCTCGGCGTCGATTTGGATCACGCCGTCGCGGTACTGGACGGAAAAGATGTGGCGGGCGGTCGAGGGCGGCAGGCCCGTGGTGCGGATGAACTCGTCGAAGGCGGCGAGCAGCGTCGCGCGGGCCTCGGCGCGCGCCTTGGCCTTGCCGCCCATGCGCACGAACTTGGCCAGCCCTTCCTGGCGCGCGGCATCGGCCACGGCCTCGGCAGCTTCCCGTTCGAGCTTGAGCTTGAGGCCCTCGCGCCGTCCGGCCGCTGCCGCTTCCGAGGCGGCCACCCGCCCCAGGGCGGCGCGGACATCGGCGGGAAGGGTTTCGAGAGGGTAAAGCTTACATTTACCGCCACGACCAGGTGAAGGCGCCTCCTCGAAAGGCCATGCTTCCTTTTCAGCCCGGGTTTCAACGCGCTGTCTGGAGATGCCCAAGGCGGCTCTGATCTTCTTTACCGTAACCCTATCTTCCATCACCGTTTCCGCCTGCCTTGCCGCCCTGTAAGTTTTCCGCGTCCCCTGATAGGATCGCCGTTACCTGTTTCCCCAACCATCAACCCACACAGGAGACGCGGAAATGTCATATTCTGATGATGCTTTGCTCATGGTGGCCAAGGAACTTTTCATTTCAAAAGATGTTCCTGTTTGTCCTGGTGGACATCCCCAAAACGAGGATCAATACAAAGCTATTCTCGAAAAAGTTGCCGACAACTTCAGTTGTTTTGTTCATCGGCTCCGTGAAAAGTTGCGGTCCGACTCTCAGCTCTAAATACAACACCACGCTCCGCAGAAAGTTCATTCAGGGCGGCAATCGCAACGATTGCCGCCTCTATGATTTCTTGACCAGCATACTGTTCGAGTATGCGTCTAACTGCGTCTTTTGCTGTCTTGAATTCCATCACGCCGCCTCCTTTCCCTTCATCATGTCGTCCGGCAAATCCAACAGCCGCATCGGACACCCGGCATCCACCAACACTTGCAGCACGCGCCGATGCTGGCGCTTGCCGTGGAGGGTTTCCGAGGTATGGGACTCTCTGGCCCCGGCCCGGCGGGCCACCTCGGCCACCGTGAGGTCGCGCTCAAGCATCCACGCGCGGATTTTCCGGCCCTGTCTCATAATGCCGCCTCGATCTTGCGTTTTTTCGCCCGCAGGTTCTTGATTTCCCGCTCCGTGCGGGCCCATTCCAGCAGTTTGGCGTCCTCGCCGTCGATGATCCGCCAGCCCCTCCCGTGGGACCGGGCCAGCAGGTCCAGGGGCTCGGGCGTGCCGAAAACGTGGCAGAAGAGATTGAGGGCCCGAGTGCTCGGTACGTTCTTGGATTCGTTGGGATTGAGCCATTTTTCGAGCGTAGCCAGGGTGAGGGCCTCGGCGGATCCGCCGCACAGCCGCACGCCGTAGCACCTGGCCGCCTCGTTGAGCCGGTCAATGGCCTCGGCCCGGGACAGGCCCGAGGCCTCGACGATCCGGCTCATGGACGCCGCGATCTCCGCGTCCACGTTGAGGCTGGGCAGGTCCAGCAGCGAAAGGCGTCTGGTGGCAGGCATCAAATCCGTCATCCTCGATCCGATTTTTCCGGTGACTCGGAGATTGAGGTTAACTTCCGCCTCTGCTAGGAATGAGTCTCCCGGGAATCTTTTCCCTCACGAGGGTAGGATTACCCTCAAAAATGCTGGTGGTCAACATTTTTAGTGGTTGCATATTCAGGTTTGGTGGATTTTTTAACATTTAATCCTAACATTTTAGAATTTTTGACGAAAAATGCCAGACATCACCACGAAAAAGGTTGCATATTCGGTTGCAAATTCATCTCAAGAATATGCAACCGACTTCCTAGCTGCTTTGGCGCGCCTGAAAGAAGCCACCGGAGCACGCACAGATACGGAACTCGCCCACAGCATAGGCCTAAAACAGTCAAGCATTTCAGGAGCAAAGACCAAGCAAGAGATACCTCCTGCTTGGATTATCGAAATCGCAAAAAAGTTTAATGTCTCTACTGATTGGCTTCTGTTCGGAATTGGAGAAAAAGCGTTAGGAGCCCCTCGAATTGCGTCCGCTGAGGCGCAAAATCAGGATATCGTCCCGGATGGCGAGCCCCAATGGATGAGCCCGGAAGCCGCGCCAGCCATGGGATACACGCTGGTTCCCAAGGTTCAGGCGCGTCTTTCCGCCGGGACGGGGAGTCTGGAGACGGAAGGGAAGGTGATAGGCTACTATGCTTTCAAGACGGATTTTCTACTACGCAAAGGCCGCGCCGGGAAAATGGTCTTGATGGATGTGCTGGGCGATAGCATGGAACCGGAAATCCGCGATGGCGACACGGTATTGATTGATGAAAGTCAAAATGAAATATTGGCAGGCGGGCTTTTTGCGGTGGGAATAGAGCAGGAAGTATATGTGAAATACCTCCATCGCATTCCTGGGAAGCTCATTTTAAAGAGCAAGAACCCGGAATACGAACCAATCGAGGTAGACATGGACGGCGACGTCGCCGACAGGGTGCGCATCGTCGGCCGGGTGGTCTGGAGCTGCCGGGAATACGTGCGCTGA